GGGCTGCATCTGGAATAGCAGCGGCAGGAGTAACACCCTCACCAGTCAGAATCATTTGCTCAAGTTGCTTAACGCACCAAGACCAACCATTTACAATCTTTAGCATTCTATATTCCTCTTATGAGAAGAAAGGGCACCCTCTCAGATGCCCAGTTCAATTAGATACCGAGGTACAGACGCTGAATAGCTTGCGGGTACAGAGTAGCGTTCAGGAAGTTCTGTTCCGATTGAATTTCAATCATCTCATCCTTCTCGTTCGCGTATTCAAACCAGTAGCTACCTTGGCTGGTACGGTTGATGGTGCTGAACTTGTTAGCCGGAGCGTAGTAAGTTTTGAACAGACCTTGCAGACCCATTGGGAAGATGTAAGCATCGCCATCTGGGATCGACGGAACATAGTCACCGGAAACAGGATCGGTATAGCCAGCATCACCAGCATCAATCCAGATTACGTTCCACAGGTCAAGACTACGGTAGTTAGCATCCAGACCCAGAGCAGCTTCAGGACGTTCAGTCAGGACAGCCAAAGTTTGACGCATAGGCTGATACTTAACAGCGTCAGTTACATAGGCGTTAGTCCACAGAGCATTGAAGAATGCAGTGGAGCACAGGCAAACCATGCGACGGAAAGCACCACCATTACGAGCAGCTTGACGTACAGACTGGATAACAGCTTCTACAGTAGCTCGTGGGTCAACACCAGCAGCCAGATTGATAGGAGTCTCAACTCGTGCAACACCAAACTCGGTATAGAAGTTTACAGTGTCGCCATACGACTGACGCATAGTGCCATTAGGTGCATACACAGTACCGGAGGTGATCAGCTGCATACGAGCAACTTGCTTGGTGAGTGCATGAGCATCCATCAGGCGAGCCATCTTCTCAGCACGGACAGCACCTACGCTTTCCAGACCTTGAGCTTCTTGGATCGAGTTGGCTTGCACAACACCATCAATATCGTTTACAGTGATGGCATCATCAGCTGGGATATGAGGGATTTTCAGTTGCAGTGCATCACGCTCACCACCAACGGTAGTCTGATGACGCTCATCCCAGTTCTTGTCACCAAGCAGGATGTTTTTGTTTTTAGTGCGACGAATCTCAATGCGCTTCTGACTGGAGTATACGTCTTGGAAACCCAGGACATCAGTGATAAAGCTATTGCGAGGGGTTTCTACCAGAACTTCAGTCAGGTCAATCCACTTGTTAGTGTCTTGGGTGTTTAGAATCAGAGGCATTTATTCTTCCTTATTATTAATTAGAGATAGGTACTACTGCAATTAAGCAATAGAACCTTTAGTTTCAACAAGAATCACACCTTGACGCTTCAACAGAGTGCTCAGGGTAGCGAGTTGTGCGGCGGTCATTGCGATGTTGTTCTCTTTGACGTAGTAGTCTTTGAGTTGAACCATGCCGCGAATGAAAGCGATGGAGTTGAACTTACCAGCAGCAATAGCTTTAGGTACGAAGCTTGGGTTGAAGCTGTATTCGTCACCGAAGACAACAGCAAATTCGTTAGTATCAACCAGCTGGGATACGTTGCTCAGAACAGCATAAGCAGCGGTAGGGTCAAGACTCTTAGCACGGAACACTACGTTACCAATCAACAACGGAGCAGATGCAGCCGGTGGGGTTACGTTAATGGAGTCACGGCTATAAGCGCTGGCTGGGTCAATTTCTTTAACAACCAGATCACTGAAACGAACTGGGAGAGGCTTAGCTACAAAAGGCATATTTAATGTTTCCTTCTTATTTAGTAATATGTTGACGGGTAGATTGTTTAATCTTATCTACCATCGATTCAGACTGGCTTGCATCAGGCTCGCCGTGTTCACCCAGCTCTTCCAGCATCTCAGAGTTAGACTCTTTAACATGCTTCAAAGAATAGCTTTTCAGGACTACTTCAAAAGAAGCATCATCCAGAGCAGCAAAGGTACTGGTCAGTTCAGCAGCAGTTTCTGCCGGAACAAATTTAGACAGCTGTTCTTTACGGCTATCAAGTTTGGTTTGAACTTTGTCAGCTTCAAGGGAAGCAACTAGTTCCTGAGCTTGGGCTACGGCAGCTTCAAGAGCAGCTTTTTCTTCGGCAGCTTTAGCAGTGAACAGGGTGTGAGCTTCAGTAAGAGCAGCGAATGCCTCTTGACCGGCTACAAGCTCTTTCTGTACAGTTTCGAGTTGAGCTTGTAGCTCTTTCAATTCCATCTCTTCGTTTACCTCATTGGTTAGAGCCTTGGCTGGAAGTTCAGCATTGGCAGTTTTGTTAAACAGTTTATTTTTACCAAACAAAGAATTATCTCCATTCATGTTGGATTCAGCTTCATCAGCCAAGTAGTCAAAGAACTCCTCCACGCTCATAACTTTGTCGGCAAGACCTAGTTGGATTGCTTTGCTTGGAGTAAAGGTGTCAGCGTTAGTGTCGATTACTTGATCTTGTGTAAGACCACGATGGTCAGCTACAAAGGAAGTGAACTCTGCATAAAGCTCATTGACTCTCTCTTGCAAACCAGAGATAAACGACTCAGTGAATGCACCGTCTTTATCAAAAGGGATTTTATTTTTCCCTGCCGATACAAAGGTACGTTCGTATCCAGCTTTATCAAGCGCTCTACTGTCATTGAATAGTTGAATGAGGACGCCAATGCTGCCCACTTCTGCCCCCTCTGCCATTACGATTTCATCTGCAATACAGATAAGGCCGTAACATGCCGAGGCGGCGAGACCATCGACCATGGCAATAATCTTGATACCATATTCATCGGCCACTTTGCGCATGTACTTAGCAGTAGAAAACATTTGGTACGCCATTCCGCCGCCACTATTAGCATACAAGGCGATAGTCTTAGCACCAGACTCAGCAAGATATGCAAAGTCTTCTTTCAATGTCTGATAGTTAGTACCGCTACTGCCACCACAAAGCATTTTGACTGGACGGTAAGTAAGAGGCCCGTCAATGTTGAGAAGAGCTACTTGAGAATCTTCGTTGTAAGAGTAACGACCATTTGAACCTTGACTTGGTTCATCATCGTCTTCATCAAACATACTTGGGTTAGTATTACGAGCATCCAAGTAATCTGTTACAGTTTTAAAAGTGGTTGGGCAGACGAGGTGTGGTGTGTTAACCAGACTCTCACGCAACCGAATTAATTCATGAGCCATCTATTTCTCCTACGAAGCCTCAAGGTTATCTACTGACTCATCAATGCCAGATACGTTTGTTGCTGTGCCTTCCCCTGGAGTAGCAAAACCATCTCCACTTCTTGAAGTAGGATCACCAAGCAGTTTATCCAGTTCTTCTTGTGTCAGACTTTCTCCAAGCTGATACGGAATATCCGCAGTATCCAACACCCACTGAACAACCTCTTTAGTTGCTGGCATAAGGCCAACAGCCTTAATACGCTGAACATACTTAGAAGCTTCATCAAGAGAAACTTTAGAGATATTGGAGAATGTGAAGTAGGGTAAAACCTCCTGCGACCAGCCATTTAACTCAAATAGCATAGGAACTAGCTGATGGTTAAGCTGGCTCTTAATCTCATTGAGCTTAGCTTCAACAGACATCTGAATGACATCCATCTTACTCTCACTGAGACTGAACGACCCACCACCCTCTTGACCAAGCGCCAATACGTCAGCAAACAATCCAAGAAGAATCTCTTTATTATAGTTCTGGATAATCTGCACAACATCATAAGCAGCACGACCAGTCATACTCTTCACATCAAACTCAAACATCTTGTTGCCAAGGTCATCTGTAATGAGTGGGAGGATAATACCTGATTGTTTAGCTTGGTGAGCTGAACTTAGTACACGTTGGTATTCAGCAAATACAGCCTTGTTCTCTTCTGAGGCATTAGCTTGCATATACTGAGGAGGCAAGTAGAGGACTTTGAATCCGTTCGAGTCTTGAGCGACACTTAACGCGAGTGATTCTTGATAAGCACACTTAAGCTTCCATGCCTGCCAAACACTTACTAGGGGAGAAACAGAAACAGGTGAATCTTTAATATTGCTATTACGGAAATGCAAGAACTTCTTACGAGGGATGAACTTACTCTGAAGGTTTCTGTCAGGATCATTAATGAAATCCCAACCTGTGTACTCTGTAGTACCTAATACACGCTGATAGAAACCAGCAAGCTCTCTGCCGCTATCTTTCCACTTCCATTCAGCTACACTGTCTTGACTGCGTGTAGGTAGAGCTTTAATTCCGATAAGCCCATCATCATACTTACTACCCTTATCCTTGCGTCGTTCTCTCAATACAATTTCATTGATAGAGAATCCATAACGGGAGAATGTAGAAGCTGATTTGATGAATGACTTAAAGTCGTGAGTCATATCCCCCATGCATTGTTCAAGATAATTAGCATAAGGCTTTAAGTTATCTTCATGTCCCTTGGGGATTTTTACACTCCAATCTGCCCTGGCCATCATCATCTCAACAAGCTCAAGAGCAGGGGCAATAGTTGCATCCTTCTCCATCTTCTTGAATGTGTTGATTGCCTGTGGCCAACGTAATTCCTGACTAGCTTCCTCTAAGACTTGTCCGCCTAGAGTGATGAGTCCGGTATAGCCTGTTTGGCCAAGCGTCATTGGAGGAATATCGCCGGAGCCTTTTTCAGGAACTCCTACGCTATCAGGGACAGAATTTTCAGATTCTGCCAATATATTCTCCTTGTTTGTGTAAGCTTAATAAGATAAGCTATTTGATAAGGGTTGTGTTTGTGAAGGGGTTGTGTGTGTTGGAGAGGTTCATTGAAGTTAGCCCGTGGGAGAAGTCTGGTATAGTGAACTTTTGTGCGAGAGTAATAAATGCATCGCTTGTTCCATCG